CGGTGGTCGCCGTATCATTAGTGAATAATTTTTTCTCAGTAAAAAACGGTTTGTGTGTTTCGCGTATTCCGTTTTGTCTCATTGCTTCGGCTCGTATTGTTTGTCGCATTTCGTTTCGTTGTGTTACGTAGCGATGCCCGAGTGTGTTGTTGCATTTAAAACATATGCCTCTTAAGTTTTCTAGTTCGTGGCCGCCGCCTGCATCTACTGGAATGATGTGGTCAACTTGTGTCGAGGGTTGCCGGTTGCAGACGGTGCAGGTTGGTTGCTCACGTAATACGACTGGGCGGTTGCGTTGGTAGTCGGCGTGGTCGTGTGCTCTGCTCATAATGCGCTAGCGCGCGCTGTCGCGCTTGCTCTCAGTTTGTTTACGCTAACCATGTTGTCAACCTTATGTCTGTTGTTTGTTTGTGGTATGTCAATCTATGTTGTGTGTGAGACCTAGTGCGCTAAGCCCCCCGTCGTCTGCCTTCACTCGACACCCTAACTCTTTAACACATTTGCTTGACCACGTGTTACCACGCGCATCATCTACCCACGTCACCGTGTTTTATACCTTTCACCTTGCAAAGGGTGTAGGCCATGCCCGTTATTTAGTTTTAGGTTTAATTGTTTTTGACGCTTTAATTACTTGGTCAATCCCGTTTTTTATTTCTGTTTGTTTATTTGCTTCAATTGCTTTTTTTAACTGTTGTTTGTTTTCGTTCAATGCTTGTGATGCTGCCGCAAACAATTCCGGGTAATGCTCTTTAATTGACCGTAAATCCCTTACCGTTAAAGACAAAATGTGATGCACTTTCATTAAATGTCTAACAATAGTCATTGTGGCTCACCTAGTTTTAGCGCGTCAATAACTCGACTGACATCACGTTTGGTTAGATCGCCTGTTGTGTTTATCTGACGGCCAAGTACGTTGCTGCAATATTCTTTAAGTTTGTCTTGCGCTATGTTTTGCCCGTTAGCCAGCGCGCGCATCATGCCCAACTGTTTAGGCGTTGCATACTCTTGCACAGGCGCGTCAGGAAATGGCATCTCTACGTCATGCATAGGTACAACTGGCGCTAGACGGCCTGTAAGTTGCCTTGATTGCGCTGCTTGCACCTCGTCGCGCGACGCTATTGACTTGTTAGCCCCAATCCCCATCATGGCGAGCCCACGGCCAATGGCGCTCGTGTACCCTACTTCGCTCTCACTCGACTTAGTAAACGATGTTTTGCCCGGATATATCTCACACGCTGACGCAATGACTGGTATTAAGTCTTCAGGGCTACGCCAAATAGTTACAACGCATCTAATAAAACAACTTTTATCAGGCATCTCAATTACTTCGCGATGTGTTTCTTGTATGCGTAATTCAGGCCAACGTTCAAACGCCATTTTTAAACGTGTCGCTACGTCAACGTAGTTGTCCATAAACCCGGTCATAGTGATTGCCATATTGTTAGGCGTTGCGCGTGATCGTGTTCGCCGCCACGCTCAGCAAACGTAATCTCCCCCGTGTTCTTAATTACGCCGTTACGTTGCGCTACCAGTAGTCGAGCGGTCATGCCTTTAGTAACCGGAAATGACGCGCCCAACTCGTACCAAACTTGATCGGCTGTAAAACGTGGCAACATACGCGCCATTTTGACAATGGCCGCATCTACTTGCATTTGTTGTTGCGGTGTCCATTTAGCGTTTGCGCTGGCTTGGCTTTCAACCATTGCGACGCGCATACGGTGTCGTTCGTGTTTAGTTAGCACGGTGAGCCCACCTTTCAAGTCGGCTTACCTCTGCGTCACGCTCTTTAACGCGCTCGTCAAGATCGGTGATGATGCTCAACAAATATTTAATCTCAATACGTGTTTGGTTTAGTACGTCAATTAGTTCTGCATCGTCAAGTACGTTGCGATCGTCAATCTCGTGTTGGATTGCTCGAAGCGTGCTACGCGCTGCCAACTCCCACGGCTGACGTATCGGCACTTTGTTTTGTGTGATCTGTTCCATGACGTGTTTAAGCGCCTGAAATTGTGGGTCAGTTCTTGGGTCGATGTTCTCGGTCATCTCTTGCCTTTCGTTTGTTGGTGACTGACATTATCAGGTAGGTGTACGCCGTCAAGACTGACGCTAGAAACAAGTGTTTTAGAGTGACCATGCACGCCAACCGTTCGAGTATCTAAAGATTGCTAACGCGCTACGCAAATTGTCCTCAAGGTCAAACAGGTCGTCGCACGTGCGTAACAGGCCGTATGCCTGCAAATATCCGTTCGCGTAGTACGACGAAGGTTTGCACCAAAAGTAGTTGATCTGCATAACCCCGGCTGACCCGCCGTTTGGGTCGGTCGGGTTAAACGCTGCAGGGTTGCAACGGCTTTCGCGGTAGGCGATTGCGACCAGTTGTGTCAGGTCTTGTTCAGCCCAGCCGACGTGTTGAGCCATGTCAAACACGGTCTGACACGCGTCAGGTTGCGTTATAGGCGTAGTTACGGGCACGGTGCTAGTAGTGCTAGGTATGTCAACTGGTCGGCCGTAGCCCTCAAATACTTCGGGTTGTCTAACTGCTAGATCGTCGGCTGTGGGTGCAGGCGGCGGTGTCAAAATAAATATTGACGTGACGCTAATAAATAGCGATATTGCAATTTTGCTGATGAGTGTCATGGTGACCTACTTTCTCGGTAGGTGACCAGCCTAAACAGGTTTTGTTGCCTCTGTCGGTGATACCCCGAAAACGGCTTGCCAGCGTTGTTTTGCGATGATCGGATCGTTGGCAACGTGCGGGTCAATCTCTATGTGATACCAGTCGCCCTGCTCAACACTTGGTAGCGGTTGCCATGTGCCACGGTCGCATTTCCATGACCGTTGCATTGCGTAATCAATCACAAGTTGTATGCCTAAATGGTCTGCGTTTTCTAAACACTTGACAATAAACGCTAACGACGCTTTGCGGCCGTCTGCTTTGCCAAGCTTCTTTTGGTTAAGCCAACGGTACGACAAATCCATTGCCAGCCCTCGAGCATGGTTGCTGATTGTGCCGGGTCTGTTGCGAATATCACGATGCACAAATGTGCCGTTATTCCACAAACTCCCACCGCTGTGTTTGCACGCGAGTCGCGCCCATTCCGCTGTGCCAGCCAACGCAGACTTTACGACTGGCTGTTGTGTAACTATGTAAGCGCGATTAGGCATCGGGTGTTGACTTGTTTTTTATGCCGTTAGACGCAACAAGGCCTGACAATGTGCCAGTCAAAAATACGACAATAGTTGACATTAAATCTATAAACGCTGCATCGTTTGGTGATTGCTCTAATGGTTGCGATACAAATAGCAAACCCCAAATCATGCCTAGCACGATCAGGCTAAATACGATTGCTAGTAATACGCCTACGGTTACAACCATGCGGGCGTGTAGATCGTTGGCTGTGTATCTGTGTCGAGTCACGGTGTTATGCCGCATCGGTCGGGCACGTTGCAGTTATCTAGCGTCATGTTTTTGACTCGTGATTTGACGGTAATTGTGTTGTCGCGTGTGGTTTCGCAAGCGGTCAATAACACAAGTATTGCCAAACTAGCCAAGTAGCGCGGCGGCTTCATTTGCTGTTAACCCAAGTTTGTTAAGTACGGCTTGACGTGTTGCAAGTTTGTTAGCGGCTTCGTCAGCAATTTCTGTTTGCACTTCTGACCACAAACCATCAAGGGTTGCTTTGCTTGGTTTTGGACTGTCGTCAAGCCAAGTTAAACCTGTGTAATCGTCACCGTCAAGTATCCATTGTTTGCCTGCGTAACGGCGTGTCAAAATTGCGGTGTAGTCAATCATGCTGAAATTTCCATCACGGTGATTGTGCTAATTCCTCTACCGAATTGAACACTATCTGTATCATTCGAAGAACGGTTTACAAAAACCGTGTTTGGTGTTTGATTACATAAAACTTGTATTTTGTAAGTAGTGCTCGCTGTTGTTGCTGGGCTATCTAAAAACATTATCGGCGATGCAATATTTGAACTACTACCTGCATCTGAATTACCGACTGAAACTCTTGCACGACTGCCAGCGGCATCGCCAATCGCAATAGCGGTGCTATCCCGCATTAGACGACCCTGTAAAGATGCTGTGCCAGAAAGACCTTGTCCAGTAAGCATTACTAAAACAAAAATTTTGCTAGTTGCACTAGATGGCGTAATAGTTACTGATAAACCTGTTACATCAGTAAAAGAAGTGCTGGTCGTTGTAAAGGTATCGGTTTTGGCTGTACTAACAACTTGTAAAACACGAAACGCGCCACGCAAATCATTCATTTGCGCAGCCGTCAAAACCTGACCAGCAGTAAAACTGGCTGGAAGTGTTGTCGGTGTAGCCATAGTGCCCTAACTTTAGCCTAGAACGTTGTCAGCGTTGATGATACCAAACGACAAATCGTCAAGTATTAACTCGTAAACAACGGTAGTTGGCGACGTGTAATAAGTGACGCTATGCCCTGCGTTTACGCTGATCGTGTGCTCAATGCCCTCGACTGCCAGTTCTTGTGCCAATTCGGTAGTCGTTACGCCTGACGTAAACGACTTTTCAATCGTGATCGTGTCGCCGACGTCAATCACGGCTACCGTGTCACGTTGCGCGTTAGTTAACAAAGCAAATGACGTGGCTAATGACGTGTACCGCGCTTCAGGTTCAGGGTCAAGCAAATATAAAGCCAAGTCAAGTGCAGCGCTGTCGTTATGCAAAAGACTGTTAGTGATGCTGTAAGTCTGCACAAAATACTTTGCCTGACTACCAGCGTCGTCAGCGACCTGCGGATTGTTACTGCCAAGTATCTGTACAACTGCACGGTTAGTTACTTGATCGGCTTCAAATGTTATGCCTACGCCGTTGTACGGAATGTTTGTGCCGTCGTCATGAAAGTCTGCTACCGCTGGGGTCAGCGTTGTGCCTAGTCGAGCGTCAAACACTAAATCGCCGTCACGCGACATAAATAGGCGACCCTGCTCAGCGACGTTCACGTTAGACAAATAGCCAAGCACGTTTGTGCCCTGCGGAATTGTAAACGCCGACGCACCGCCAAGCGTCTGAGTGCCTGTAGCAATGTCACGCGTTAACGCTGGAAACGCAACCTCAGGCCGATCAAGTACCGCCGTGACTCGAGCGCTAGACAATTCCTCGCTGACATTGAACTCGTCTAAATATGTTTGTGCCAGCAAATAGAAATCGTCTGCACAAAACACGGTCACGGTGTCAAGACCGCCGAGCGCAAAGTTGTAGTCATAGTTTACGATCACGCCGACAAACAAATATTCTTTGACGTTTGTTGCGCTGTAACGCGACAAGCGCACTCGACGCATAGGTGCAAGACCCGGTTGCGCTTGCGGTGTGTCGTAGTACGGCGACTGTGTATCAAACGGGTTAAAAATGCCTGCCGTGTCAAGCATCGTAAACGACATAGTGCCAGCACTAAATTGATCGCCCTGATCGCGACGGCCGCGCCTAACCGTGATGCTGTTTACGCCGTCAAGCACGCTCGCAAAATCTGTCGTACCGTCAAGCACATAGGTCGTGTTATTTAGCAAACCTGCAGCTGGGTCGTCAAGTAAAAATGCGTCTTGAATAAACCCTGTGTCAATCTCTAAGTCATAGTTGCCACTAGCAACAACGGCTGTACCTGCCATTACGACGCGATCTGTAAGTCAAGTGGCCCGTTAGTGCGCTGGTAGGCCAGCAAACTGTTCAACACGCTTTGCCCGATCTCGGCGCTAGTTGACATACCGCCAGTTACGTTTATCGTTACGCCACCACCACTACGCGCTGCAATGCGCTCAGCGTTGCCCGATGTTGTCAAAGCGCCTTGTATGGTCACTAGATCGCCCGGGCTACCAATACCGCCACCACCGCCACCTGTACCGCCACCTGCACCGCCGCCGCCGCCACCGCCACCGCCACCGCCAATAAGCGTTGGGGGCAAACTAGGCATACTTGGCAAACTAGGTGTGATACTGCCTGTGCCGCCTTCTCGAGCAGCGCCACCGCTAGTCGCACCGCCGCCACCGCCACCAATACGACCCAAAGTAATCTCAGACAAAAACCCAAGATCGCTGCCGGGTTTAATCATGTTGATGCCTTTAATAATTATGTTGATCGCTTTAATGTAACTGTTAGCCATGTATTCAAACGCGCTAACTACGCCGTTAATAACAGAGTTGACGACGTTTCTAAAGCCTTCAAATTTTGTGTACGCAACTGCAAGACCAGTAACAAGCGCCGCGATGCCAAGCGCAATAAGCGTGAATGGGTTAGCGGCCATAGCAAAATTGACTGCCAAAATTGCTGTCGCAATAGCGCTAATAGTGCCGGCAATAAACAAAAATGCTTTAGGGTTTTTTTGTGCCCAGTCAGCCATGCTTTGCAAATACGGCAACACTTTTTGCAACACGGGCAACAAACCTGCACCAATGCTTTCTTGTGTTTCAGCCAAACTATTTTTTAATATCTTGAACTGACCTGCAGCGGTGTTTGCAGACTTTGCAGCCGCGCCACCAAAGTTGTCGTTTAGTGCCAGCATCACCGTGTCGAGTGACGCACCGTCTTTAATCATGCCTTTCATTTCAGGCGACAACGCTGCAAGACCTTTCATGTTGCCTGCGTACGCTTTGGCAAGCGCGTCGCTTACTGTTGCAAGATCGTTGCCAGTTGCAATAGAAATATCTTGTGCAAGTGTTAGCGCGCTAGTTGCCTCGCCAACATTTTTTGTACCGACAAGCAATGCAGCAAACGCTGGCCGTAACTCGCTGTCAGCCGTACCAGTAGCCCTCGACATAGCCGAGATCATGTCCTCAGTTGCTGCAACCGTCGCATCAGTAGCGCTAACAACGTTCTGCATCGTGTTAGCCAAGACCGCCTGTTGCTGTTCGTCTTCGGCTGCTGCCTTTGCAGCCAAACCAAGCGCACCCGCAACCGCCGTAATCGCAGCCGCCGCAGGTACAGCCGCCTTGCGAATAGCAAACTGTGCTTTCTCGCCAACAGTCTCTAGTTGTTTAAATTCTTTAATTGCTTTGTCAATGCCCTTGCCGTCAAACTCAGAAACAATTGGAATACTTAAAGCCATTACAAACCTGCCTGCACGACGCGCATAGTTTTAGCAATCATCTTTGTCATTTCAGCTTCAATACCGCGACGCGCTTTATATACAGCCGGGCCTATTAGTCGAGTGCGACCAGCGCTAACAAAACCAAGTGCGTTACCTAACTTGTTTGAGTTAGCGCGACCAGCCGTTTCAAAGATTGCTGCCGCTGGGTCTTTTTGCTCAATAAGGATTACGCCGACCGCGTTTCGTCGAGTGTCAAAACGCATACGCACTCCGCTTATTGCTTTGGCTGTTGTAAACGGGAATAGTTTGCGATCACGTTGCACCCAGTTGTAGCGCATACCTGATAGCGGTAATTCTTTGTACACGGCTTTGCCTGCCTGTATCGCTGGCTGTGCAATAGCGGTTGCGTCTGCCTTAAAATCTTTTTGCAGTTGCGGGTCAATTTTACGCAAAGAGTTAATCGTCTGCTTGACCCCGACGATCTCAATAGTTGTTGATGCTGGCATTGCGCTACCTCTTTTGCTTATTCAATAGCGTAATCACCGTTATCAGGTCGCGCGTGTCAAACTCGATTGTCGTAGGCCAATACCCTGTTGCGACTAACAGTTCTGCTAGTTGCCGTCGGTAACTGCCTACGCCGTAAGGTTTGGGTCTGTCTCGTCTATTGCCTCAATGGTCATGTTTGGGTTTTCTTTAACCCAATCACGATATGTTGCAGGCATTTTTTGGCCGCTAAGTTTTAGCAAATTGTATGCCCAGCAAACTAGATCGGTGTAGCCGATACCTTTGCCGTCACTAATTTTGCGACCCTCAGTTTTTTCCCATTCGCAGATAACAAACATATTTGTTGTTAACTCGACTGGTGCTACGCCGTCTTGTAAATCTACTTTAAGTTTTAATCGCATTGCCTTGTCCTGTTCTCGGCCAGTTATGGCGCGTTAGATCACGTTACGTCAACTGTGTATGCGCCACCCATAAGTTCAATGTCGTAGGTAGCCAACTCACCCAAGTTTGCGTTCATTACTGGCAACGCGCTTAGGAAAGTGTTTGTTAATTCAAAGCCCGGATTAGTTGCGGTGTTTGCGCCTGACGCTGGGGTTACTTTGATATAGCACTTTGTGCCAACAAGTACCGACAAAGTTGCATAACTTTCCGACGATGCAAACGACGCATAAAGTGTCAGCGTTGCGCTGTTTGATTGCAGGCCAGCGGTGTTAGTGCGTGCAGTCGAGCCAAACGCGGTGTCCTCAAGTGCCTCAACAACGTAGTTAACGGTTACTGCCGATACCTGATCGGTAATGTCTGTTGTCGCTGCGCTTGACGCGCCGATAAGCACGACTGGGTTTGAAAGATAAGTGCTAGTTGGCATATTTACTCCTTGATGTGTTAGTTATAGTTTTACCATACCGCAACGATATGCGTGTGTATGCTCACGCCGTTTGCGCTTGCAAGCCAATTGCGACGTCATAACACGGATATTCTTGGCCGCCTATGTCGAGTGTGCCGGGTCTGCCCGACATTGCGATAACGCTTGAGCCAAGCACTAGCGCGGTGATCTGCAAAATTTCACGCAACACGGGTAGCCCTGCTGGGCCGCTGCCAACAATTTTTATTGGGTAGTCCATGCGTACAATGTTGCCGTTGCCAGCGATCGTTGTAAAACTCGGCGCTGTAATAAACACACAGTTAGGCACAAGTTTTGTCGGGTCGTTTACTACCCGTAAGCCTGTTACGGCTGTCAATGTGGCGCTCAGATCGTCTAGCGCCTCGTTAAATAGATCGTTGTACGGTGCAGGCACTATGCCACCGCTGGTCGGTCAATACCTAACAACTGCTTGACGATCGGTGTCATTGATTGTTGCGGTGCTGTACCCATGTTGTCAAACGACGCAAACACGTTCTCTAGCGACCCTCGACTACGCCACAACGCCGCGCAATACATGATCGTGCCCAGCGTGACATCACCACTAGGCGACGTGCTAAGACTGTCGTTGTAACCTGCCTCAGCGCGACGACGACTGCAAAACTGATTGCCAGCGCTCACGGCCTGCGTAGCAAGCGTGTAATCATCAGACGGGTTAGTAATTGACACGCCAAGATAAGTCACAAGGTTTGCGACCGTAACCCACGTACACGTCGGTGTAAACGCAACTGTGCCAGCAAACGAAACTACAAACTCAACGTCAGACCCGGTGCAAGCAAACAAAATTTGATTAGGTACAGCAACATTAACGTTGTAATTAAACTCGCCTGTAACGCCGTCAACGCCAACGTACTGATATTGCGGACAAGCCAACACGGTGAACGTGCCGTTAAACGGTGCGCCTAACGCGCCTACAACTACGGTGTCGCCAACCTGTATGTCGGTTGGCTCGAGCGTAGATATGCAGGCGTAGTTATCTAGTAA